CAGAAAAGATCCCGCTATGCTGGTAATAGTGCCAATCCATGCTAGCATTATAGCTCCATGTTGTGATAAGTGTTAGGTGTTGCGCCGTAGTTTAGCATAATATCCTGCCAGGTTTTACCATGCCAACGATTACCTGCTGGTGTGCCATTAAGGTTATAGTCAACCTGATGCGCTATTTCATGTACCATAATTTCGGAGAGCATACGGTCATGGTGTTTATTAAAGAATTTAGTACCAAGATCTATTACGTTAGCTTCCATAAAGCAACGGCCCGCAGTCTTAGTCAATCTGTTATTAAGTTTAATAACGGGCATCGGGAATAGTGCAAGCCTAGTGTAAATGTTAGTATAACGAACCCATATCTTAGTCGCCTGAGCCTGAATTGTGGCATTTAGTGTTGCGACGGTCATGGGTTCGTTATCCTAGTTTAGATTAGATTGGCTTGCTATTAGCCAATGCTTCAAAGATCGCTTTTAATGCGCTCTTGTTAGCTTTGGTAAGCGATTCGATGTCATTCTCAGGCAAGCGCAAGATTGCGCCAATTGCATCAGCATGAGCATCTTTTTTCACAACGGGTTCACCCGTTTTGGTTTTGTATGCTTTTTTCTGATACACGCCTTCGCGTGACAGTTTAGCAACGATTGAGCGAACGGATTTACCCATTGCCAATGCCAACGATTCAACGCTAACACCCGACTTATAATCGGCAATAATCTGAGCGGTTTGCTCAGGGCTATAGTTTACGGCTTTTTCTGCCATTTTGCTCTCCCTTTGAGTGCTGTTTCGATGTAGTAATTATAGGCTAGTCAATTCAGAAAAGCAAGCCCAGGGGGTGCGACATATTGACGCAGGGATTTTATAATTATTATAGATTTTATAAATTGAATTGAAAATATAATTATTATAGAATTTATAATGACTAGGGCGGTTATTAGACGTTATAATAATTGTAACTATATGGGCCCTACCATACGGCCAACTTTAAGAAAATTTCCACAAAACTTTCGGTGCCAAAACTCACCAGTGATGCACCACGCCCAACACAATTACCAAATTAGTCAACAAGTAGCACAAGACTATAAACGTTCTAATCCAGCAAACTACATCAGCCTCACTGTCAGTCAAACTATACTTATCACCCAGTGCTTTTGCCCACAGCCGCCACATTGAATTCTCCCAAAAATAATATTATACACTGATTGGCAAATAAATTCAAGAAAATTTTTTTGGACACCACAAAATTTTTTGTAGTTGACATATAGGCCCTAAGGTGTTATACTCTAGTAAACTGGAGGGTTAACCATGGAAATTATCGAACTAATGCTAAAAGCTTGGCCAGTATTTGTGGCTTTTATTATGATTGTGGTACTTTTTGCCAAAGCAGACATGCGCCTAGGTGTTTTAGAGGAAAAGGTAAAAACTTTATTTGATCTCTACAACAAGTCTGGTAAATAACTGTGGCACACTACAAGGCTATCTTTATTAGTGACGTGCACTTAGGCACTAAAGCTTGCAAAGCTGAGTACCTAAGCCAATTTTTAAAGTTGAACACTTGTGACACGCTTTATTTAGTCGGCGATATTATTGACGGCTGGAAGGTCAAGCAAAATCGTCTGCGCTGGACTAATCAGCATACCAGTGTAGTACGTCATGTTTTAGCAAAAGCTAATCGTGAAAAGACCCGTGTAATATATGTAGCCGGCAACCACGACGAGTTTCTCCGCCCACTAATAAGCTATGGCCTAAAGTTTGGCAGAATTGAGGTAGTAAATCAGTGTGAGTACCTCGACCTCAACAATCGCCGCTGGTTAGTTACACACGGCGATATGTTTGATGGTATTACCCGTTTAGCACCTTGGTTAGCTTGGCTAGGCGACAATGCCTATGATTTTGTTTTAGGTTTAAACACCCACTTTAACCAGTGGCGACATCGCCTAGGCTTTGGTTACTGGAGTTTGTCGCAGTGGTTAAAACACAAGGTAAAACGCGCTACTAACTTTATTTGGCAGTTTGAAGAAACTATTACTAAATATGCCCACAAACGTAACTTCCATGGCGTAATTTGCGGTCATATTCACAAAGCTGAGATTAAAGCGGTAGGTGCGGTAGGTTATATGAATTCGGGTGATTGGGTAGAGTCGTGTACTGCACTGGTAGAGACCCTAGAGGGCAACTGGAAGATTATTAAACATGAAAACAATACTAGTAGTAACGGATAATGTCCCCCAGCAAGTTAACGGAGTGGTTACAACGTTCCACAACTTGGAACGCGAAGCAAATCGCGATGGCTATGATATTGTATATTGTGATCCCCGGCAGTTCCCTAATTGTGGTGCTCCTGGTTACGGCGATATTAGGCTATCGTGGCCTCGTGGCATTGGTAAGGTATTGCAGCAAATAAATCCCCAATATGTGCACATTGCCACTGAGGGTCCACTAGGTTTAGCTGCTCGCTGCTGGATGGATCGTCACGGTTGGCGGTACAATACCAGCTATCATACTAAAATTCCAGAAGCTTTGCAACGTTACTATGGCGTTCCCCAATCGTGGACTTACAGGTACTTGCGCTGGTTTCACAAGCATTCAGGCAAGGTATTAGCTACTACTGTCAGCATGGTTAATGAACTTAAACAACACGGTTTTTGCGGTGACATTGTGCCCTGGACTCGTGGTGTAGACAGAACGCAGTTTTATCCAGCCCAAGAACCTCGTCAAACGCCTTATCCTATATTACTATGGGTTGGCCGTGTAAGTGTGGAAAAGTCTTGCGAAGATTTTTGTAAACTGGACTATTTAGGTGCTAAGAAGATTGTGGTTGGTGGTGGGCCGCAACTCAAGTACTTGCAACAAAAATATCCTGAGGTGGAGTTTGTAGGCATGCAAACTGGCAAGGCTTTAGCCCAATACTATCAACAAGCAGACTGTTTAGTATTTACCAGCCGCTGGGACACTTTTGGTATAGTAATGCTAGAAGCCATGGCTTGCGGCACTCCAGTTGCAGCTTATCCAGTTTGTGGTCCACAAGACGTTATTGAGCTGGACAGAACCGGCTATACCAGCCCAGATCTTAAATTAGCAGTAGTTCGTGCACTGGCAATTCCACGTCATGTAGTTTTAGTAGCTAGCTATCGCTGGTCGTGGGAAAAGTGCTGGCAAATATTTAAATATAATTTGGTAAGGAGAATATGATGAGTGATGAAAAACTACAAGAAGCACACGCCAAAGGCCAACTAATTGAAAAAATTAGCTTTGCACTGCTACCACTGTTATTTACTTGTGTAGTGTACTTAATGACTGCACTGCAAAACTTACAACACGACGTTACCATACTAAACGGCAAAATTTCACTAGTAGTTACCAGCGACAACAAGCAGGCTACTAATACTGGTGCTGAATTAGCACGTGAAAAACTGCGGCAGGATCTTGAAAAAGAAATCCAGACAAATCGTGACTTTATCCACTTAAATCGTGAACGTATTGTTATCCTAGAAGAAAAGTTACGAAAATGAACCTAAGCCCAACCGCAGCGCCTGCCGAGGTGCTAGCCATTTCGCCTGAGGCATTAGAAGTGGCCAATTGCTACCTGCAGTGCCAAGATGCGCGTGCTGTGGCTGATAACTTAGCGCTGCCTATTGAAAGCGTATCGGGAATTTTAGCGCGCCGTGAAGTCAAAGCTTATATTAATCAAGTATTCTTTGACTTAGGCTTTAACAATCGTTTTAAAATGCGGTCGGCAATGGACGCGGTATTAAAACGCAAATTTCAGGAAATGGAAGAGGCAGACGTAGGCAGCAATAAAGACATTGCTGAGCTATTAGCACTATCACATAAAATGTCAATGGAATTACTAGACCGAGAAATTCAGCTGGAGAAGCTGCGTCAAGAACGAGCAGGACCTAAATCGCAAGTAAACGTGCAAATCAACGAAGGCGGCGACGGCACCAAGTACGGAGCGCTTATTTCAAAGCTACTAGGAGATAAACTTGCTTAAAGTTTCACGTGACGATGTAGACTGTGATGAAATCACAGAGTTTCCACTAGAATCCCGTTTTATTAAACTGCCAATTGAAAATTACTTAAAGCTCCTAGGTGCTTGGGACTCAATGAACAGGCCCCAAATTGCCTTAATCAACGCAATCAACAATCCTAAATATAGATTTGTTTGCGCTGCACTTGCACGTCGACTTGGCAAAACCTACATTGCTAATATTATTGCACAGCTGGTAAGCCTAGTACCAAAATGCAATGTGCTTATTATTTCGCCTAATTATAATTTGTCGAGCATTTCATTTGAACTGCAACGTAAATTTATACGTCATTTTGACCTAGAAGTCGAGCGCGATAACCTAAAAGACAAAGTAGTGGAATTGTCGAATGGTAGTACAATTCGCATGGGCTCCCTCAGCACAGTAGACTCTACAGTAGGACGCAGTTACCAAATTATCCTTTTTGACGAAGCTGCGCTAGGCGACGGTGGCGAAAGTGCATTTAACGTGCAGCTGCGCCCTACACTAGACCGCCCTAATTCAAAAGCCATTTTTATCTCT